CACACAAATCATAAATGCATCTGGTGGCAAGATAAGAGTTGGTCTTACAACAAGTGAGACTGCATCACTTAAACCTGGCAGATTTATGTATGATGTTTTGATCACTGACGCACAAGGTGAAGTTACCAGAGTGTTAGAAGGTTCAGTTCTTGTTAGAGAAGGAGTTACAAGATAATGGCAGACATTAAAGTAAGAGTAGGTCAAAAAAATGCTATTAAGGTTACATCCTCATTAGCAGGAGCATCAGCAGGAACTATTGGTGAATTAAGTGACGTGAACACCACTGATGCAAAAAATGGAATGGTTTTAGTATACAACAGCACCACTCAACAATGGACTGGGACTTTGGACTTAACTCCAGGTGCGATACAGAATTTGGACATAAACGGAGGTAGCTTCTAGTGGCAAGTATTATAAGAGTAAAAAGATCGACTGGAACCACAGCACCGTCGTCCTTACAATTTGGTGAAGTCGGTGTAACACTGAGTGGAGGTGGAACACAAGCAAATAGTGGTGATAGATTATTTGTTGGAGATAACGGTGGTAATCCGCAAGTTGTTGGTGGTAGATATTTTACAGATTTATTAAGTAATACTCCAGGTTCAGTTGCAAGTGGTGCTAATGCATCAACTGCATCAAATGGATTTGTTCCTATTCTTACTTCTGATCGTAAAGTAGATCAATGGAATGTAGATAATTTAAGATTAGATGCAAACGTACTTTCAACTACAAATACAGACGGAGATTTATTTTTATCACCAAATGGAACAGGTGAAGTAATCATACCTGATGACACATTTTTAACTTTTGGTGATAGTAAAGATGCAAAGATAGAATATGATGAGGACGGAGATAATAGAATAAACGTAACAGGTGCTGATTGGGTCTATGAGAACGGTGTAGCAATTGTAATGGCAGATGTGACTGATTCACATAATAAAGACACAGGTGCCCTTATAGTTGAAGGTGGGGTAGGTATAGAGAAGAGTGTTAATATAGGTGGTAATATTAATGTAGCAGGTGTATCAACATTTGTTGGTGTAGTTACAACCACTGGAGATTTATTTGTTGGAGGAGATCTTCATGTAGCAGATGATATCTTCTTTGATGAAGCAACAATGCGTAACCTCAAAGTCACTGGTGTATCAACTTTCCAAGGTGATATGTTCCAAACAGGAGGAACATTTAATAGTATTGAAGCTAGAATTGGTAATGTTACTATCGCATCAAATATTATTTCTTCAAGATCTGGTAGTGGAAGTCAACTATTCATTGATCCATATCCAGATGGTTTGAGTAATGAAGGTACAGTTATTGTTAAAGGTGACTTGCAAGTTGATGGTACAACCACAACAGTTGATTCATTTACAGTAAATCTGAATGATCCTATCATAAACTTAGGTGTTACAACCAGTACAAGAACTGTTATGATGACAGCAAATGCTGGTGTCAGCACAATAAAACTGGATACAGCTGCAGGAATTCATACAGGTGATTCAGTTACTGGTACTAATATAGCATCAAATACTTTAATCTCAACATATGATATTCCTGAAAAATTAATTACAATCAGTAATGCTGTTCAGTCTGGTGGAATTTCAACCACATCTCAAATTACAGTTACATCAAATGTCGATACTAACACTGATCGAGGTGTGGCATTTAGTTATAATACAAGTTCAGGTGCAGGTAATAATAAACAAGGTTTCTTTGGATTCCATGATCTAGCTGGTGATGCAAGTAACGCACCAGAAAGATCTTTTACTTACATACCTGATGCTACAATCGTAAATAATCTGGTAGGTGGTACAAAAGGTTTCCTAGATATTAAAGGAATATATTTTCAGAATGGTGATTATGACACTACTGGAAATGGTATTGTTTACTTTGATTCGACAGGTAAGCAAGTTGGTGCTGCTGGCACAGCTGCAGGTATAACCACATCTAACTTTGTATTAACTACAAATGCTGCTGGTATACCAAAATGGACAACAACTATTGATGGAGGCTCCTTCTAAACTATGGCACAAAATAATGATGTTGATGTGAATACTTTAATTAAAGTTTATAACAGCAAAATTTCTACATTAACTAATCAAAATATTCTTCTTGAAGCAAAATTACAAACTATTGTTCAAGATCATTTGGATGCTCAAAAAGAATTATTAGCAGAAAAACTTGAAATTCAAGAAAAATACGAAAATCTATTAGCAGAAATAGAAGAAGAAGAAGATGGCAAAACCAGCAACTAGACAACAATTAATTGATTACTGCTTAAGAAAGTTGGGTGCTCCTGTTTTGGAGATCAATGTAGATGATGATCAAATAGATGATTTAGTTGATGATGCTATACAACTTTTCAATGAAAGACACTTTGATGGTGTTGAGAGGATGTATCTTAAATATGAAATTACGCAGGGAGATATTGATAGGGGTATAGGAGCAGATGTGCCTGGTGAAGACACTCCTAATAGTAAAACTGGTGTTGGTATAGTAACTACTACAACAACATCAACAAGTATACCTGGTTATGGGACAACAACGACAACATTTTACGAAAACTCAAATTTTTTACAAATACCTGAATCTGTTGTAGGTGTAAATAAAATATTTAAATTTGATACTAGTTCCATATCTGGCAGTATGTTTAGTATCAAATATCAGTTATTTTTAAATGATTTGTATTATTTTAACTCTGTTGAACTTCTACAGTATAGCATGACAAAGACTCGTCTTGAGGACATTGATTTCTTACTTACACCTGAAGCACAAGTTAGATTTAATAAGAGACAAGACAGATTATACTTAGATATTGATTGGGCTTCTCAAACAGTTGGTAATTTTTTAGTTTTAGATTGTCATAGAGCATTAGATCCTGATACTTTTACACAGGTTTACAATGATTACTTTGTCAAACTTTATTTAACTGCTCTAATAAAGAGACAGTGGGGACAGAATTTAATTAAGTTTAGAGGAGTTAAATTACCAGGTGGTTTAGAACTTAACGGAAGAGAAATATATGATGATGCAGAAAGAGATTTAGAAAGGATTAAAGAAAAAATGATGCTTGAGTATGAACTACCTCCTCTTGACTTTATTGGGTGATGGTTAATGGCATTAAATCCCTTTTTTCTTCAAGGATCTCAAAGTGAGCAAAGACTTACTCAAGATTTAATTAACGAACACCTAAAGATATTTGGTGTTGAGGTAACTTATATTCCAAGAAAATTTGTAAGAAAACAAACAATAATTAAAGAAGTTCAATCATCTGCTTTTGACGATAATTTTTTATTAGAAGCATATTTGAATACTTACGAAGGTTATAGTGGTCAGGGAGATATAATGACAAAATTTGGTGTAAGTTTAAGAGATGAAGTTACACTGACAATATCAAAAGAGAGATTTGAAGATTTTATATCACCATTCCTAGAAGCAGATGAGGATTATGAGTTAGCATCTAGACCTCGTGAAGGAGATGTTATTTTCTTTCCATTAGGGGGTAGATTATTTGAGGTAAAATTTGTAGAGCATGAAGATCCTTTTTACCAATTAGGAAAAAATTATGTATATCAACTTAAATGTGAACTCTTTGAATATGAAGATGAAGTATTTGATACTGATATTGAAGAGATTGATTCTCAACTTGAAGATATTGGATATATTTCTACATTGCAGTTAATAGGTGTTGGTAGGACAGCAACAGCAACAGCACAATTAAACACAGCAAATAAAGGATATATTCGAGAGATTGTTCTTAATAATGATGGTAGTGGATATAGAAGTACTCCAAATGTTGCTATATCAACTGCACCAACTGGAGTGGGTAATGTAAATGCGACTGCTGTTGCAATTACAACTACAAGAGCTGGTTTATTTTCAATAGAAAGAATAGTATTAACAAATGCAGGTGCTGGATATACAACTCCACCATTAGTTATCATCACAGGTGGAGGTGGTGCTGGTGCAGCAGCAACTGCTGCTGTTGAACAGTCTAATTTTGGTATTGTTGACTTTGTAGTTACGGATAATGGTGTTGGATATGCTGCAACTCCTACGGTGACAATTACTGGAATTAGCACTTCTCCTGCAGCTGCAGAAGTAAATCTTCTTGCAGACAATACAATATCTGATATTTTCTTGAAAAATGCAGGTATCGGATACACTGTTCAACCAACAGTAACAATAGCACAACCTTCATTGATTACAGGAGTTGGTAACTTTACCAGAGGTGAAAAGGTAAAAGGATTATCATCAGGTATTGAAGCAATAGTTAAAGAGTGGGATACTGATACTAAGGTGCTTAAAATATCAAATGTTGGTATTGGATCAACACAAAGAGCATTTATTCCTGGCGAAACCATTCAAGCAACCGAATCAACTTTCTTTAATGTGGGTTTAAGTACAGTTGCTACAATTGGAATTACAACAACAATAATAACAGGTATCAATACATCAAGTATTGTACTAAATCAAGAGTTAAATCAGGTTATTTTTGGTCAATCAATTATTGTAGGAAGTGGTGCAACTGTTACAAGTATAGGTACAAATTCAATTACTATAAGTACTCCTACGTTAAATACTACTGGAATAACAACTGTAGTTTCATTTGGATCTACTGTATTCTCAAATTATGCTTTAGATTTCTTCAGTGAAGAAAATCAAGACACTACCTTTGAATCAAATGATATAATCGAAAGTGAAGCTGACGATTTACTTGATTTTACAGAAGGTAATCCATTCGGTACATTCTAATGTTAGGACAATACTATTACCACGAAATACTCAGAAAAACCATAATTGCTTTTGGTACTATTTTCAATGACATTCATATTCGTCATCGAGATGGTGCTGGAAAAGAAACGAGTGACATGAGAGTTCCTCTTGCTTATGGTCCTATGCAAAAATTTCTAGCAAGACTAGAACAACAACCAGATTTAAATCGTGCAGTTCAAATTACACTTCCTAGAATGTCATTTGAAACAACTAATATCGCTTATGATGCAACGAGAAAGGGTGGAATAACTCAAACATTTAAAGGGATGGATGGAAGTAATATAAGAAAAGTATTCATGCCAGTTCCATACAACCTTGGATTTGAATTGAATATTCTTGTTAAATTAAACGATGATGCATTACAGATAATCGAACA